CCAAAGATGCTGCCGAACATCTGCCCCTGAGCCAATGCCCCACCAGCGCGAGCCTGAGCTTGGTTGCCGAGCAACGTGGCAATGTTGGCTGCGGTTGCCATGCCCTGAGCGCCCTGTCCTGCGGCAGAAGCCTGACCAAGTTGCGCCAAGTTCTGCGTGGTCATCTGGCCCAATGCCGTCAGCCCGCCAAGGCGTCCATACTGCTGGTCAATGTAACTTTGCAGCATCTGTGGGCGGTACTGCGCCAGTGCGCCTTGAATGTTGCCACCACGCAGGCCGCCGGTAGCGGACGCGCGTTGCAGCATGGCTTCCTCACCCTGCCGCGTCAGTGCCTGAAACTCGGGGTTCGCAGCAAGCGCATTGATTGCCTCGCGCTGCTTCTCCGGGCCTTCAAGACCCGCAAGGATGCGCTGCTGGGCGAGTGCTTCAGGGCCAACGTCCGTGTATGGCTTCAACCCCGTAAGGGCTTCCGTACCGGCATCAACGTATGGCGCAAGGACAGCCTGCGCTGCGTCAAACTGGCGGCGCTGCTCGGCAATGCCAGCCTCTGCGCCTTGTACCTGAGCGCGGGCAGCACGAGCTGCGGCGTTGCTCTGATTGGCTGCACTGGCAACGCTGGCAACGCCAGCCACGACAACAGCAGAACCGATGAGACTCATTGCAGCGACTCCAGCGCGGGATGATTGGAAGCCTCAAGCGCCGCCCGCGACGGTGCAATGGTGTACATATCCCACAAACGGGCTGGGTCAATTTCGTTTGTCGGATTCGCGTGGAACGTGGTGAAAACAACGTCAGTCAGCGCCAGCCCGGCACGTTTGACGCCAACCGGAGAACGGCCCATCTGTCCGGGGCCAGCAATCATGGTTTCGCCATGCTCGTTGGTGAATGCCAACTGTCCTTCGCGGACAACCCAGAAGTTCTCGTGACGATGCACCGCGCCCGTGATGAGCGTACCGGCGGCAACGTGAATGGTGCGAGCGTACAGCCCGTTGCAGAAGTCGTGGTCAAGCGGCACTTCTACCTGCGGCAAACGCAGCATCGCTGCTTCCAGATTGAAAATGTTCTGGAACTGCGTATCGTCAGGCAGGGTAACGTCAGCCACTCCGGACACCTCGGCGCACGGGAGAGCTGCCGGATGCTCGGAATGCTCGGCGGTCTGATTTTCCCACGCGGTTTCAGGGGCATTCAAAATCAGTCCTCCCCTTCACATTCACGCGGTTCCCACGCCTGACAGACCCGCAGGTTGTGGCAAATGAAGTCGAAACGCTCGCAGAAACCGCGACCGCCGCCGTCCTCATCGAGGGCATTCAGCGGGATGGACTCCATCTTGGCCTGCCACTCAGGGCCGTTCTGGAAGTACTCGCAGTTGGCGCAGAACCGGCGGCGAGCCTCTTTCGAGTCTACCGCCCACGACTTTGCTAGCTTGTCCCAAAAGGGTTTGTTCTCCGTGGGACGGATGGAGGTCTTAAGCGGCCCCAACTGCCACTCGTCCATCAGCATTTTGGTCGTGCGCGTGTTCTGTGCAGGGGTTGGGAACGATTCCTCTGGAATGCCACCCATGACCACAATTTCAGGCATTTTCATCAGGTGAACTCCCTGCCAGCGGCAGAAACAACAATGGAATTTGCGCCAGAGACGGACACCACGATAAACCCGCCGGACTCAAGTACCTGTCCCACAAGGCCGGGGAAGTCGTACGTTTCACCGGGGACAATGGAACGGTTCAAATAGATGGCATTGCTGTTGCTAGCCACGCCACCAGACACCACCAAGTAGACCGACATCAGGACGTTGCCGCCCGATACGTTTGTCCCAGTAAACTTGTCAATGGATGTCTTGCAGTTGGACGCCGTGTACATCGTCGTGGAGGACGTTGAGGCGTACTGACGGGGGATGATGTTTTTAATCGTGACAGCCATTTTAGTTCCCGATGTTGTCAGTGACGCTCATAAGTACGGAAGGAATACCCGGAACGACACCAGCCGCAGGCAATGCAGGCATCTGGCAACTGGTGTCATCCGTCGCCCACATCAGTTCAAAGTATGAGTCTGCTGACATTTGAAAAACAAAATTCCATGCCGCAACGTGGGCAGAGTTACTGCCGCTTAACGTGACCTCAGTGGCACTGTTGGGGACATCAATGCTGTTCAGCCTAGCCCAAATCCACACTGATTTCGCAAGTGCTGGCGCTTTATCGAGTTGCAGGGAAAACTGAAAATTGTAGATTCCGGGTCGGTCAACATAGATGCGACTGGTTGGTGTCCCAATGTACACGCCGAAACTGAGGTCGGTATTGTTATAGGTGACGGCGTAGGCCGTGTTGATGGCTGCGGCAGACTGAGTGACGGTGCTGTAAAACGAACCGTACCGGCGCGACTCAGGCGGTTTTACGGCAGGCGCTGCTGCCAATGCTGCAACTTTCTGCTCTACCTCAGAGACCCGCGAAATGGCTTCGTTGGCAGTGGCAATACCGGTTCCGGAAGAAACTGATACCTCAAAGATGGTTTCCGGCTGGGTAGCGTCCGCAGAAGCAAACAGACGTTCAAACTGCTTGATTGACTTGGGGTCTTTCAGGAACGCCGCGAGCTGGTCGCGGGTCAGGTGCAGCCGATTGGGACTGTTCGCCATCGTCAATACGCCAGCGGCTCAAGTTGAGCTTCCAGCCGGGCAAGCGACAGGCGAGCATTGGAAGTGCCGGAGAACCGCTGGATGCGCCAGTTGCGGAGGATTCCGCAGCGGAACCAGCAAAGCCGCTTGGTGCGGTCGCCAGCGCCGCCTGCCGCGATGTAACGCTCCATTGACCACGTTTGCCCATCGAGCGAATACGAGGTTGAAATTGTGGGGTTACTTCCAACGGCAATGCGCCCGGTCAGCGCAACCAGTTCCAACTGATTGACGATAGCGCCGCGCCCCTCGTTGTACACGATGGTCGTGCCAAACTCCCACCGCACTTCGTTGCCGAACTGCGTCCCAATGTCAGGGTCGAGAATGGCAACGCTGCTGGAGGCAGTATCGCCGCAGTACCAAGCGTCATTGACGTAGGTCAGGTGGCGAGGGCGATAGGTGCTGAACCCAAACAGCGCCCCCGTCAGCACGAACCAAACAGGCTCGCCCACGGCCTGTGAGGCAATCAGGTCGTAGCCCAACGTCCGGTCTGGCAGGTGAATCAGCAGTTGCTGCAATCCAGCCCCGATGCGGGATTCCATCTCGACCGCAGCCAACTGCGTCTCGGTATACCCGGCAAGGATTTCGTCAATCTCACGGGTGGCAATTTTCTGCGCGTTGCCGTTCACGCCGATGTAGATTGATGGCGCTTCGTTGCGCCCGTTGCCGACAAACGCGATGGCGTCCGCAAACTGGCAGCAGGCGTGCGTACCGACGCAGCCCTTCTGAATCTGAGCGCCCTCGATGCGTGCAAACGGGAACAGGTCGCCGCCCACGTTGTCGAACGCCTCAATGGTGTGGCGGTTTAGAGCATAGACTTCGTTCCGCAGTTTGATGAGCGCCACCACCGGGTCGGGGTCGGCCTCAGAACTGCCGTACTTCAGCGGGTTGACTGCGAACGGGTCTGACAGGTCGGTCACGACCAGATACTGCCCGTCAGTGGTCATAAAATAACCGTCAACCCAGCAGCAATCCAGCACCGTCCCAAGGTCAGGGTCGGTGACTTGCGTCAGCGTGTTGGCGGCAATGTCGTAGTAGAACAGGTTGTTTCCGGAGGCGATTGCCACCAGCGTGAACGAGTAATCGAGCGTGACCGGGCCAGTGCCGCCAACGTCACCAATCGTGATGACGCTGTTGTCGGCAAGCACCTGCACGAACTTCGTCCCCATGACGCGGTAGTGGAAACCGTTTACCTCAATGCCGCCGCGGTCGATTCCCGGCCCACTGCTCACGGCCCGCGCCCCATCGGCAGGACGGACGTAGCCGTTGCTGATGCCATTCGGCAGCGCCACCGGCACGAGATTGACCGGATACGACCGCCGGAAGTCGGGGCCGTTGTCGGTGTAGATGCCGGAGAGGACGGGAATCTGTGCCATCAGCAGTTCCAAGCCCGCAGCGATTTGTTGATGCGGCTGTTAGGGTCTTTCGCGGTCTTGGCGCTGGTCAATTTGGCCTTCATGCCTTCCATGCGGGCGCAGAACGACTTGCGCCGGGCTTTGCCTTCCTCAGTCTTGGGATGCGGCGCAGGCGGCTTCAGGTTCATGCCCTGAGCCTTCGCAGACGCCCTACCCTTGGCATTGAGGCCGCCAGCAGGGTTCTTGCCTTCCTTGCGAGTCCACGCCGGAGACTTAGCCACTGACCACCCCCAACAGAACGCAGCAGAAGCCCCCACAAGCCCCGCCAAGGGCCGTTGCGGCAAAGTCCTTGGCATCGGGCGTCCCATGCCCCTGCGCGTCCCACAGCTCCTTAGCCGCGCCCATAAGGGCAGCCACGAAGACGCCCAACCACAGGTCTACCGGGTACAGCGTGGCGGCAATTGCCCAGCCCCACCAAAAGTGCGCCTGCTTGTCGATGGCGGGCATTTTCACGCCCACATCCGTCGCCACACCAGCGGCTCAGGATTCACGCGGAACGCATCCAAAGCGGGGTCGTAGTCGCCCACCCTGAGGTTGACGTGCCAGCCCGGAATCGGCGTGTACACCGGGTTCTCGGGGTCGGTGTTGTCCACGTTGTAGAGGATGCCGAGAACGTCGGTGTTGAAGTACTTCGGCTGCTTTTTCAGGTACGGTTCATTTACATACTCTTCGGTCTGAAGGTACGTTTCATTACGCAAGAACACAGCACCTGCGTAGTCTTCGTCTGTTGCGATTTCTTCTTCGGTCAGCGGAGAATAACTTATATGCTCACGCGCAGCGAGGTTGTATTCCTCGTCGGCAGGGAGAAGGTAAACCCACGTTTGATGCTCAACCGGCGGGTCAAGCGGCACAGAAACAGTGCGAGTCGCATCCACGAAGTCGTAGAGAAACGGCTCGGCCTCGGCCTCGTCTGCAAAGCGAAGATACAAATCCATTCGTTGTTCCTTACAGCGTGGTGAGCGTCTGTTGCTCTGCGGCAGTAAACTGTCGCGGGTAGTAGGTGATGCGGCGGAGGTGTCCATTTAGGTATGTATTTCCAAACGCCTTACCAAGCTCAAGTTTGGTAAGCACCTGCAAGTCGCCAGTCTGATTGGACGCAGTTCCAGCGTTCAATACAGCGCGTCGGCTGTTTGTTGCATAGGCAAGGCTTGCTTTTGCAATCGTGTTTGCCGAAGTTGCATTGCCAGTTGTCGGGCCAGAAACGCCGTTGTAACTGACCAAGTTGAACGTCGGGTTGAGGTACGCAATGCTCGTTGCAACAGCGCCATCACCCAAAATGTTACCTGAGCCGCTTACGCCAAAAATATCAAACTCGGCATAAAACGTACCAGCTGCTTGGTTAAACCACGGCGACAGCGTGTTCACGCTTGCAACGTCAGCAGCGCGGGTGACCTGCGAGGCGACGGTGGGGATGTAGGAGGTGGCGAAGGCTCCGGCTTCTACCTGCGCTCCATAAACGTAGGCAAACTCGCCAGCGGTTTCTACAGCGCCAGAAAACAACGGATAAACCGTAATGGTATTGCCAATCGTTATTCCACTAGTAACAGGAATGACAATACGCCAAATGCCGTTTCCTGCGTTGGTCGCGGTTGCTCCAGTACCAGTTGTCTGCGTAACAACGCCAGTGGAGTAGTTAAAGTTAAGAACGGCAATGTCAGTCAGCGTAGTGTTGTTGTACACAGCAAAAAGGTTTGCTTGCGTCGCGCCGCTACCTTGCTTTACATACACGCTAAAAGTGTGCGCGGTTGAAGTAGCGACAAGTTGTTGACGGCAAGTTGTGTTTGTTGAAGTAGTTGCCTCTAGCTTCGTCATGCTCATCTGACCGTCAGGGCCAAGTGCAGCGCCAGCAGTTCGCGTGATATTGCTGTTAATCCACGTTGCCGACCAGTCATTGCTCTGCAACAGCAGATTTGCCCTGCTCTCCTCCACCAACAACCCCTTCGCCGCCAGCGTCACCGGGTCGTAGTCGAAGCGCGGTGCGTTGTACGCGGAGGCAGTGGTGTCGTAGTACGCCAGCGCGGACGAGCCGTCGTTCAGTTGCGCGTCTGCGATGTAGATGCCAGAGGAGCCGTCGCCGGTGTAGGTGGTGCTACCTGCCTTCGACAAGTAAATCAAAATGCGACCAGAGGATGTTGCCGCAGCGCCGGAGACGATAAGACGCCACCATCCATTGCCAAGGTTTACGCTAGATGCTGTAAATCCGGCGGAAATAGAACTTGATGCGCCAGTGAGCAAGTTGAACGTAGCGCCGGAGACATTGTTATCAGTCAAGCGCGCTTCGGTAATTTCACCTGCCTTGACAAACCACGAATAGGAGTACATCCCAGCAGCATCAATCGTGATTGCGCTGTTCGGCAAAATGCGATGCGCAACGCTAGCCGTCGCATCCTCACACAACTTCCTCGCCCGCAGCGCACCGTTGTAGTCCGCGTACAAGCACGGCAGCGCGGCAGAAGTGGTAGCGCGGTAGTCGCCGGGGACGGAGCCTTGGACAAGTTGGGCACCCCAAGCGTAGAAAGACACTGCGCCAGTAGAGGAGCCAATCGAGCCACGAAGGCCAAACGTAATTGCGCCCGTGGTGCTGACTGCGGTTTCGTTTACCGAGAAACGCTGCCACGATGAGGTCAGCGTGATGAGAGAGTAAGTTGTGCCACCGGCATGACGAAACGCGATTATCTTGCCAACGTCGGCAGAAGTGGCTGCAATTACATAAATGCTTCCGTTGTACGGCGCGCCGGTTGTAGTGGTAGCAGAAGTACCAGTCAGATTTGATTGGTCAGTGAGCGTGGTGCCACCGCCAAGATTTAGCGCAATGAGGTCAGCCGTCAACGTGCCGTCAGGAGCAATGGAAGCGTTTGCCGTTACAACAGGCGCAGAACCAGTGCCGCCAGAACCTTTCAACCATGCCGCATTGTCAAAATCCTGCGAGTACGTTTGGATGTTCTGCTGCACAAACGAATTGCTCTTCGTCCACGCCGCATTCTCAGGCGCGTTCGAATACGTCAGGTAGTTCAGAACCGACGAGTTCGTGATGTAGCCGTTGCTGTTGACGTAGGTGCCGGAGGACGCACGCGAGAACGTGATGATGTCCTGAAAGGCTTTTGCGACGAGGCCCATGCTTTACTCCCAGACCATGTACTGCGCGGCGACTTGGTAAGTCTGCGTCACGAAGTTCAGGTCGATTGAATCATTTTCGGTTGCGACAGGAATGCCCGTGCTGGACGGAGCAGCAAATACCAAGTCGAGCGTTGGGCCGGTCGTGGACAGAATGCTGTTACCGGCAGAACCGCCAGCGTTGCGAGGCCTGAACCGGAACCGAGGCCGGACGTACATGACTTAGAACCCTTCGCCAGCCATGATGTGCAACGAGCCAGTACCGCCGGGGCAGACATACGCGATGTAATCGTGGTCATCCGGTTTGCTGATGCTCACCTGAGCAAGCGCCGGAATCGGGTAGTCAGCAGACGATGCCGTGAGTCCCGTAACGCCCGTGCGGACGTATGCCGTCTGCGTGGTGGACAGGTTCGTGAGGCACAGCGACTTGTTGTTGTAGCCCAGCAGCGACGAGGCAGAAACCGCAGTCGGAGCGACGGTAACGCCGGAGCCGTAGCGCGGAGCAAAGGTGGTGGCTTGAGTCATGTTCGTTTCCTTAGGCCGCAGCCATGATAATCCAGTTGGAGCCGTCGCTGACCAGCTTGGCCCACTTGCCAGCGGTCGCAGCGAGGATGGCAGTACCAGCAGCGCCGCCAGCCAGCGGAACCACGTTGCTCGATGCCGAGACCAGCGTCTGCGCCTGAATCGTCTTGAAGTAGACGATGCGCCCAGTCCAAGCAGAGGCAGCGGGCAGCGTCACGATGCAGGAGGACGCCTTGTTGACGATGATTTCCTGCTCAGTGTCGCCCAGCACGAAGTCCGAGGTCTTGGTTTGCGGGATAGTGCTGTACGCCGTGGTCAGGTTGGCGTTGACGTAATCCATGATGAGCGACATGGACGCCTTGCGAGCGTCGCCGTTGTCAGGCGAGTACAGCGGGAACTGGTCGCCAGCAGAGACCGTGGAAACCGAGGACAGGTTGTTGATGGTAGGCATCAATCGAACTCCAGAACGCCATCGCCACCCGTGAGAACCGGGTCAGCAGGCGGGTTGATGTAAGTGCCGTACAGATTCCACGGCTTGTTGCCAGCGCCAGCAGGCATGGTGTCCGGCAACTGCTGCTCAGGCGGCATGGCGGCACGGGACAGAATCAGATTGTAGGCATCACGCGCCGTCGCCTTTGTGTCGGGCGAAACAGTCTTGCCGTAGGAAGGAGCAAGGCGCACCGCCAAGTTGGTGATGACGGCCTCATTTGCCGAGTCAGGTACTGCGGTGTTCTCGTCCAGCGAGGACGCGCCGGGGCTACCGGGCAGCGGGTATGCAAGCCGGATGCCCTTGCCGTTCCAGTTCGCCATCATCGCGTCAAGGCGCGTCAGGGCGCTCTGCAACTGCTCAGGCTGCGCGTCAAAGACGTAGGAGGCTAGCCCGATTTCCTCAAGGGCAGCGATGACGAATTGACCCTTGGTATAAGCCATTTCTATACCTTCGCTGTCTCAATGCGGCGCAGGAGCGCAGCATCCGTGGTGCGTCCGTCAA